AGTGTGATGACTACAGAGCTTGGATTACAGGTAAGACTAACTTTAGATTCGAGGTAGCTACCACTGTTCCTTACAAAGGTAATCGCAAGGATGCTCCCAAGCCTAGACACTATGATGCTCTTCGCAAACATCTGATGAAGCTCGGTGCTAAGATGTCTGAGAACGAGGAAGCTGATGACTCTGTAGGCATAGCGTCCACTGAAGGTAACTACTGGATCGTCCACGTTGACAAGGATCTAGATCAGTTACCGGGGTGGCACTATAATCCTGTAAAGGATGAGGAGTATTATGTTACTGAGTTTGAAGGCTTGTACAGTTTCTACAAACAGATACTGACAGGTGACAGAGTTGATAACATTGAAGGTATCAGAGGTATTGGCCCTGTAAAGGCTGATAAGATTCTCAAAGACTGTACAACTGAAAAGGAATTATATGAAGCTTGTATCAAGGCTTATGACGGCAATACTGACAGGGTACTGGAAAATGGAAAGCTCCTATGGCTAAGAAGGGAACCAAACCAGATGTGGCAACCTCCTTCAGTCTCGCAGGCTCAGTCTGGTACGTTAACTACGTAATGCACATGGATGACATGGGTAAGTGTGACCCTGAGAAGCAAACCATTACTATCCGTATGGACATGAATAAGCAGACCACTGAGCAGACCTTCTACCATGAGTTAGTTCATGCCATTATGTTCACAATGGGTAAACTAAACCATGATGAAGAGTTTGTGGATACCTTTGGAGCTTTCCTCCATCAGTATCACAGGACTAAGGTGAACCATGAAGCCTAAGCGTAAAAAGCCACTGACAGTTAGACAAGTAGCTTTGAAGCATGGTTTCAGGTCAGGCTTAGAGGACAAGATAGCTGAAAGATTGAAAGCCTTAGAAGTTCCTTTTGAGTATGAGAAGCTAGTGATTGCATATACGCAGCCTGAGAAGAAACGTACATACACTCCTGACTTCTTACTACTTAGTAATGGTATTATCATTGAGAGCAAGGGTAGGTTTGTAACTGCTGACAGACAAAAACACTTGATGGTTAAGGAACAACACCCTGAACTTGATATTAGGTTTGTCTTCAGTAACTCTAAAGCTAAGCTCTCAAAGGTAAGCCAGACTACATACGGGGATTGGTGCACTAAGCATGGATTTCAGTATGCCGATAAAGATATTCCAATGTCATGGTTAAATGAACAACGAAAGGGTAAATAAGTATATGTTAAATAATCTTATTGAAGCAATGATGAAGTCTCCTGAGATTAAGAATGCTTGGGAAGATTTTACAGACGCTATCACAGTTGAGACTATGAAGAGTACTTACTTGAATACTCTCAATGGTGGGTGGAGTAACCATCCTGAGGACATTGCCAGCTGCAAGGAAGTCAATGAAGCTCTAGCAATATGTCTCAGATACTTCATGTTTGTTAACGATGCTGAAGAGTTCTTGAAGGAGGCTAACAATGAACGTAAACCTGATTAAAGAGCATGAGAATGGTGATGCAACATATCAGTTTGACTTAACAGCTGATGAAGCTCAATCACTACTTACCTTTGGTATCCTAGAGGCCATCAAAGCTGGTATCCGTGAAGGTGATAGACTAACAGTTGAAGGAGAGGACATCAATGAAGATTCTAGTCATCCCGGACTGTCAGATTAAAGAGGGTGTACCTTTAGAGCACCTGACATGGGCTGGTAAAGCTATTGTCGATTACAAACCTGATGTAGTGGTTAACATAGGTGACTTTGCAGATATGCCAAGCCTTAGTAGCCACGACATCAAGGGAAGTAAGTACTTTGAAGGTCTACGTTACAAGAAGGATGTTGAAGCTACTAAGGAGGCCATGAAGTTGTTATTGGCTCCTTTGAGAGAAGCTCAGAAGGCTCAGAAGGAATCTAAGCACAAGGTGTACAAGCCTCGTATGGTGATGACTTTAGGCAATCATGAGAACCGTATTGATAGAGCTGTCAATAATAATCCTACACTTGAAGGCTTAATATCTACAAAGGATCTTGAGTATGAAAAAGATTGGGAAGTACATGGGTTTCTTCATCCTGTGTTCATTAATGGTGTTGGCTTTAACCATTATTGGCCTGTGGGTGCTATGGGACGTCCAGCAGCTGCTGCTAGTGCTATTATTAATAAGCTTCATATGTCTTGTGTTGCTGGACATCAACAAGGAAAGCAGATTGCATATGGTAAGCGTGCTGATGGGAAGCCTATTTGTGCTATCATCGTTGGCTCTTACTATCTCCATGATGAGAGCTATATGGATCAATTAAGCAATAGACACTGGAGGGGCTTACTGATGATGAATGAAGTACAAGATGGACACTTCGATGAAATGTTCTTGAGTGTAGAATACCTAGGGAGGAAATATGGTTGATCGTAAATGTAGTACTTGCTTTTACAGTGAACAAGATGGTAAACGACACCCTTGTAGTAATTGCGACAATTACGACAAATGGGTTCCTCGTAATATGTACATTCGAGAAGCAGCTAAACCACTCAGTGAAGCTGTTAAAGAGTGGGTTGACTCAGACCACGGTGAATGGGCTAATGACAGTATTCACAAGCCTAAGCACTACACAGAACATCCATCAGGTATTGAATGTATCCAAGTTACAGAACACATGGGCTTTAACTTAGGTAATGCAATCAAGTATATCTGGAGGTGTGACCTTAAGAAGGATGCCATTGAAGACTTGAAGAAGGCTAAGTGGTATATTGACAGAGAGATTACTAAACGTGAACAACATAACCTTTGAAGAACTGAAAGAGGCTCTCAAGCGTTTAGATGAGGTGTCACTCTTGGAACTGTTAGGAATCCAGAGTGATGACCTTGTTGATAGATTTGATGATGTAATTGAAAAGAAACAAGAATATTTAATAAAGGAACTAGACTAATATGCGTAAACTAATGACACCATACCAAGAATACATTGGCAAGAGCCGCTACTCTCGCTACTTGGATGATAAAGGCCGGAGAGAGCACTGGCCTGAGACTGTAGACCGTTACTTTAACTTCATGACCAAGCACTTGCAAGACAAGCATAACTACTCATTAAGTGCTGAATTGCGTAACGAACTACAGACTGCTGTGACTAACTTAGAAGTGATGCCTTCAATGCGTAGCATCATGACAGCTGGTGATGCCTTGGAGCGTCAGAACGTAGCTGGTTATAACTGTTCATACCTGCCCATTGATGACCCTAAAGCTTTTGATGAGGCTATGTATATTCTGTTATGCGGAACTGGTGTAGGATTTAGTGTGGAGCAAAAGTATGTATCTAAGTTACCTGAGATTCCAGTTGATTTGTACAATAGTGGCACTGTCATTAATGTTAAGGACTCCAAAGAGGGGTGGGCTAAAGCCTTACGACAAGTCATTGCCTTGCTATATGCTGGAGAAGTGCCTAAGTGGGATGTATCGGGTGTACGTGCGGCAGGAACGAGGCTTAAGACCTTTGGTGGACGAGCATCAGGGCCAGAGCCGCTTGTTGACTTGTTCAAGTATGTGGTTGCAAAGTTCCGTGGAGCGACTGGACGGAAGCTCACCTCACTTGAAGCACATGATATTCTATGTAAAATCGGAGAGGTCGTGGTTGTTGGTGGCGTACGACGATCTGCAATGATCTCTTTGTCAGACTTGAGTGATGACCGTATGGCTCACGCTAAAGCTGGTAACTGGTGGGACGGTAATGGTCAACGTGCCTTGGCTAACAACAGTGCCATCTATGAAGTCAAGCCTGACGTAGGTAAGTTCATGCGTGAGTGGTCTAGTATTTATGAATCACATTCTGGAGAGCGAGGAATCTTTAACCGTTATGCGAGTGAACTTCAAGCAGCTAAGAGTGGACGCAGGGAATTGGGTAAAGAGTGGGGTACAAACCCTTGCAGTGAGATTATCCTTAGACCTTATCAATTTTGTAATCTGTCTTCTGTTATTGTTCGGAGCGATGATTGTGTGGATACTCTACGGAATAAAGTGCGCTTGGCTACTATTCTGGGGACTTTTCAATCGACGATGACTCACTTCCCGTACCTTCGTAAGGTGTGGCAGACAAACACTGAAGAGGAACGTTTGTTGGGTGTGTCTATGACTGGTATCTTGGACAATGCCTTGCTAAATGACCCTGATGATGCTTATTTACCTATGATATTAGAGGACTTTAAAGATGTTGCTATTGCTACTAACGCTGAGTTTGCTGATGCTATCGGTATTAATCGCAGTGCTGCCATCACTGCCATTAAGCCAGAAGGGACTGTCTCTCAGCTTACAGGCACTGCTAGTGGTATCCACCCTCAGCACAGTCAGTACTTTATTCGTCGTGTCAGGTCTGATAACAAAGACCCTCTAACTGACTTCTTGAAAGCTCAAGGGTTCCCAGCTGAGCCTTGTGTGATGAAGCCTGAGAGCACTACAGTGTTTAGCTTCCCAATGAGAGTTGAGAAGGGTGCGCTGCTGCGTGAAGACTTGAATGCTATTAAGCACCTGCGTTTGTGGCTACTGTTCCAGCGACACTACTGTGAGCATAAGCCTTCAGTGACCATCTCAGTGAATGAGAATGAGTGGCCTGAAGTTGGAGCATGGGTGTGGAATAACTTTGATGAGATTACAGGTGTGAGCTTCTTACCGATGGATGGTGGAACATACCGACAAGCTCCTTATGAGTCCATGACTGAGTTTGAGTATCATGACATGGTATCCAATATGCCTTTAGGTATTGACTGGGATAAACTTGTTGAAGGTACTGACAATGTTGAAGGTGCTCAGACACTGGCCTGCACTGCTGGTGCTTGTGAGATATGACCTTAGACTTTGAATTCAAGACTGGTTTAGTCTTTGGCATAGAAGCTGATGAACTATACATCATGGATGAGAATGATAAGATGTCAGATGAAGCTAACCAAGTCATCTACTTACACATAGGCTTTATAACCTTAGCATTTATCCTTGATTAATCGTCATGAACTGAAGAATATACTAGGATAACCAACTAAAAAGCCCCTTAGGAGTAATCCTTTGGGGCTTCTTTGTAATTGTAAGTTTGAAACTTATATTTGTATATTTACTCTTCTTCATCCTCAAAGCTACTCAGGAATAGAGCTACTTCAGCTTTCCTACGTTTAACTAGACCGGGGAGTTCTCTACCACCTCCCTTAGTCCATTGCATGAAAGCTTCAGCAGCATCCTTCCATTCACCTCTATTAATCTTCATCCGAATAGTAGACCGCTGAAAATTGCCCAGTCCGGCATTGAAGGCAAAACTGACGCACGCATCGAAAGCCCCTTGATGATTAGATAGAGCAGGAGCAAGTCGTAGAACACCACGTTCAAAAAGGTTGACATCATCTGCGAATAGTTTCTCGATTTCCTCTTTAGACCATACACGATTGTCCTCCTGTCTCAGTGGTAACTCTTTACGAATTGTTGTAGTCTGTCCCTCTTTAGCTACCATTGGTAATCTAATCTGTTCCTGATAGAGAACATGACCATAACCTATAGTCCAGATATGAGCAGGACACAGGTAGGGTCTATTCCTGCATCCCTCAAACCTGTGCATCAGGTCAGCTCCAGCTTTACTTAGCTTCATTTCTTAGCCCAGCTACGTGAACCGAACCAGAAGCCTATGATACCTCCTAGCATAGCCATCTCATCACTACTGAAGATAATGTCTGAAAGACTAATCAAGTCTCCCATGTTCAAGACAAGATGAGGATTAGAGTAGACATAGTAGGCAATCCAAGCATTGATGGCACACAGCTCCAACACAAAGATATAAGTCACCATAGGACGTACAGTGCCTACAAAGTTAACCACCCATCTACTAGCTTTGTCCATAATCTTCTTATCATGGTCATAAGCTGCTACAGTCATCTCAGCATCAGTCTGCATGGCAATCTGATCTGTACGTATCTCTTCCATTCGCTCCTGAGCTGCAAAGCCTTGAGCCATCATCTGAAGCTGCATCTCAACTTGAATCTGCGCTAAAGCTAACTCATGCTTCTGGTCATTCTTGTTCTGGAAGAAGTCTAATAGTTTAGGTAGACCTGAGATTAATAGACCACCAAGGGTTGAGAATAAAGATAACATTAAAGTCCAATCTTAGATAGTAATAAAGAAACAATCCTATTTGAAAGATCATCAGGGAGAAACTTAAGGAAGCCTAAGAAGTACAGAGCTACACAACCATAGACAAATATCTTGAGGCACATATCAAATGTCTTCTGGTATTCATTCATCGTGCAAAGCCCTTACTACCGACCACACCTTTGAGTAGTGTTACAGAAGTCCATAAGTTCATTGATACCAACAAATACTAAGAAGAGAACAAAGAAACAACCACCTATAATCATGGCTAGTTCATTCATCTCTTGTTCCTTCTGCTTAGCCTTCTTCTCAGCTCTCTCTAAAGACCTGAGTTCTCTGGCATCATCTACATCCATCTGGTCTTGACGGGCTTTAATTTTATTCCAGACATCAACCTTACCTGTGGTCATGAAGAGCATCTTTAACTCTTCTTCAAAGGCTCTGGCCTGCTCCAAGGCCATTTCAATCTGAAGAGCTGTTCCCATATTGGAACCTTTACTCTTCTTAGCATCAATCAATGCTTTAGTAGCAGTTGCTTTAGCATCGAACATCTTGCCTATCATCGGAGCAAGAGAGCCTAGGTCATTAGCTACTTTACTAGCCTTCTTGACCATGCTAATGGCATTCTGTATACCTGCTAGAGCTGTTAGAGGATCAACGATCATTCTTGTATGCTTTCTTCCATTCTAGACACACGACAATACGAGTCTTATAGTCAGCAGCCCACTTCCATGTCCACTTAACACATCTATCTGCGTTAGGGTCGAAGCCAGCTGTCGCTATAAAACTCGTAAAGATGATGAGAAGGGCTAGAGTTAGCCTCTTCATAGTAGTTACTCAGCGTACTGACGTATTGGCTGTCTTTCGCTTAGTCCAAGCTCACCAGTAATAACAGGAGCCATACCTCCAAAGATACCTGCTGAAGCTGAGTTCTTAGCTAGTTTACCAGCTATGTTCAAAACCTTTTTAACGCCTTGATCTGAAGTATCGTTTAAAGCTTTCAATAGCTCAGCAGCATCTGCAACAGCTCCGGGGTTCTTTAAGAACTCCTGTATCTCAGTAGCTTCTGACTTAGTAGCTTTATTTTGCACAAAGCGACTAAACAAAGCAGATGCTTTATAGAAGGTACTTTGGACTTGCTGCCTAATCAATGAAATAGCTTTTGCAGGGTCTGTACCAAACTCACGTTCAAAGCCAGTTTGCTGTGTTAGTGTCTGATTAACCTTATTACGCAATGGATACTGTGCAAGTCTCTGAGAACCTTCTAAAAGATCCTTAACTGTCTGTGAGTGCTCTTTGCCAAACAAACTATCAATGATCTTAGCATTGTCAGTATAGAAATCTATCTTATTAGGACTGTTTAAACCAATATCTAATACGCTGCTCTTAAGTCCATTACGCAATGTAGGGTCTGAACCAGCCATACGAATAAGTCTGTTCATGTCTTCAGGAGTCTTCAAAGCATTGTTTACAAAGCCTTCAAAACCACCCTTAGAACCATAAGACTCTGACCACACATTAGAGAACTTCTCAACTGTTGCTTGTTTCTGTTCATCAAGAATACGTGATCTGTTTGCACGAAGGTCAGCTACGTTGGTAGACAAACCTTGTAACCGTTCTTTCAAGCCCGGTACTTGTTCAATAGCTGCACTGTTCTTCTTAATGAATGATGTTAAAGCTGCTGGATTAACTTCTAGTGTATTCTTATTAACAATCCCATCAGTCTGTGAGATACGCATCAAGAAAGCATCTTCAATAATCTTTACAGCCTCAGGAGAGTTATCAGAAGCTGCTAAGATTTGACGAACAGCAGAAGGCTTGCTTGTTAGCATTGGTACTACAGACTCAACAAACCTTGCTCTGTCTACAGACACAACACCAGCTTCATTAAAAGGCATTCCAACCTTAAATGCAAAGTCTTTATCAGCTTGCTTATATGGAACTGCAAAGGACTCAGGCATAGTGCCAATAGCTTCATCTAGTTGTCTCTTAAAGCCAAGTAAGATTCGTGATTGATCTCTGTCCTGTGTGTCTCCAATAGCTTTGTTAACAGCTCTCTTTAAAGAGTCAACATCAGTAACAGAGACAGGCTCAAAAGTACCTTCAGCTGATTTAACAAGTTGTGGATACTTTGCAGCAAACTTACTACTTGTAGGTGCTTTCTTAGGTGCAAAAGCTCTGTCTACTTGTGACAATAAGCCGGGAAACTTAGCAAACACATCACTAGCTCTTTCCTGCTTGATGTAGTTCCACACAACAGCAGCTACTGGAGAATCCATCTCAACACCATCTTCTCTAGCTTTTTTCAATAGAGGTGTGTATACATTCTGAGAGAAATCATCACGAACAGCCTTCTCCTTAGCAGACAAGAGACTATTTACACGATTACCAATATCTTCTTTATCTGTAGCTACATTCAAAGTATCTTCAGTTAGTTGTTGAATACGTGTGTTGATTGTTTCAAGTGTACGGTTCTGATTAGCCAAACGCATTTCAGCTGCTGTCTCTCTACGGAAGTTCTCAAGCTCTGCTTTTTTAGCTTCTACTTGAGCAATAGCTTCAGCATTCTTAGGATCTCCAGCAAGTCTACGTTGTGCTTGCTTAACAGCCTCTAAAGCTTCCTTTTCTTGGTTAGCCATGAAAGCTGTGAACGAAGCATTCTCACCACGTGATGTCTGTGAACTAACTAATCCAGTTAAAGTAGTATCTCCCTTGGAAGCAGCTGTAACTGGTAACTTAACACCTGTAGAAGCTTCAATCTCTTTAGCTCTTAAAAGATCATCAGATAGTGTTGGGTTAGCTTCCATAGCTTGTGCCAACTTACCACGAGCACGTACACCCCCAGTTGCTGCTGATACTTCATCTACAATGTTACCAGTTTTAGCCCTCCAAGCACCCATAGCCATTTCAGGAACACTTCGAGTAAGTGTATTGGCAAACATACCTGAACCCATACCACCTAAAAACTCACCTGTGGTTCTGTAACCTTCTCCAAACTTCTGAGCAAGTTGTTGACCTGCCTCACCACCAACTAAACCACTAGCAGCTCCAATAGTTCCCTCAGCTGCTAAGGCACGACCCGTCTGGGGCATTAATGCTTTAGCTAAGTTAGCTGTATATGGTGCAGCTTTACCACCTTGTGTTGCCAGCTGTATTCCTCTAGCACCTGCACCCAAGATAGGCACTGCTGCAGCACCCATCAAAGCGTTGTTCAACATACGCTCATTAGCAGACATCTGTGGTTGTGCTGGAGGAGCTGGTGGATTACCCCCAGTAGGTATTGCTTCAGGGCCAGTTGTAGGCCTAGCACCGCCTAAGTCAGCTGCAATCTCATCAATCTCAGCGTCTGTTAGTTCTCTATCTACAGTAACAGGCTTACCGTTAATAATATACTTCATTAATTATTCCCCTACAGAATAGACAACACCACTCTTAGTTCTACGTGTCTCACCCGCAGCAGGTGCGTTACCTCTTAATGTAAAGACTTCTTTAATTTGCTCAGGTTTGTACAGGCCAGATAATTCAGCTGTACGTTGTGTCTGTTTAATCTCATTTTCTTCAAGAGCTTGATTCTTCTTCTTAAGAATCTGAGCAAGTTGTTTTAACTTACGAGTTGAGTCTTCACTTGGTGTTCCTGTTGCAAGTTTAGAAACAACATCAGACACCATACCAATTAATGAAGGATCTGCACCAAAAGCATCTACGTCAGATTTAGACAGCTGTGTTTCACCTGAAGCTTTAGCCAGTTGACGAGATAGAGCAGAGAAAGAAGCAAAGTTACCTGTCTTAAGAACATCATCAGCCAATGCAATAGCTGAATCAGCTGCATTGACAGCATCACGATATGGCTTCAATGTAGTGTTAAGGTTCTGACGAAGATTTACAATATCTCCAGTTCCTTTTAAGCCGGGGATCTCGTTAATAATCTTAGTTCCCTTACCTTCTCCAGCTGCTTTAATAACAGCATTCACTTCTGCAATCTCTTTGTCTTGAGCTGGTGAAATCAATGTCTTTCTATACTCTTGTAGTGTCTGAATCTCTGAAGGTGAATACTCTTTATCTTTAAACTTCAAGTCACCTACATTCTTAGATGTCTTATACAATGCTAAACTTGCAGGAGTATAAACACCTTTAGATAGTAATTGTTGGAAAGGATCTGCAGCATCTCTTTCACGTTCACGTTGTGTTTTAAGTGCTTGTTCAGAACCTAGCTTAGCTTCTTCCATGTCCAGCTGTTGAGCACGTTGTGATAACATTGCTGCAGACTCTGGATCACCAGATGTCCTCAAAGCTTCAGCCATGTCACGAAGACCTTTAGCTGTGTTAGTGTTATACTGACTTGCAAGTTGACGTAAACGAGTAGCACGTTGAATGGTAGGATCTTGAATGTCCACACCAAAAGCACTTGCTAAACCTTGTCCTAAGTTAGCACCACCCTTGTAGGCCATTGAGCTAAGTTGTTGGTTTTGACCCATCTCAGCAAACTGTGCAGCCTTCTGCTCTAGCATTTGACGCTGCATTTCCTCAGGAGAAGCCATGCCTCCAAACAAACCTTGAATTGATTGTGTTGCCATTATTTATTCCTTAGAGATACTGACCTAAGTCTTGACTACCATAGTATGAGCCAGTACCAAAAGTAGTTGGTAAAGATGACATAGCTGTTTGAGGTGTTGCAGACAATCCTCTAATCAACTGACTGATAGGATCTGTTAAGCCAGCTACAGTGCCCTGCAAAGCTGCACGTTGAGCTTGGTTAGCAGTTGACTGTCCTGCTGCGTATTGTCT